CACGCATAATGTTCATGGTTGAACACTTCGATACATTGTGCACAGGTCTTGCAGCCGTTCCTTCAAAGGCTGCTCTCGTTCCCCGTGCGAGAAGAAAATACGCGGAAAATATGTTGTATTATGACCTCTTTCTGAGGTTATATCATCGTGACTCCGACCAACGGTCTATGATCACAATGCTCACACAACATGTTTCTGATGCGTATTCTAATTTTTCGTCGGTGGACGCGCGTAAGGCATATGTACATACCGCCTTATGGTTCCGAACCATTCTAGAGCTTCTTTTCAATTTTAGCTCTGGAACCGATCCAGTACCGAGTTTCGAGGCTGACATCATAGCCTCTATCCGTCATTGGGTGTTAAACGTACCAAGTACTCAGATTGTTGCTTACATCAAGTACTATTGCGTCGCGCCTCATGCACGGTTCTTTGCCAACCCTCTCCCCGATCAACCAGCTGGTGGATTAGTGAAGGGTATGTCGAAATACAGGATTCTCCTTGGGGGTCTTGGTCGTTGGATGCAACATCTTGTTATCCAGACTGACAATCCACGCGCACAGAGATTCTTTTATTCGTGGCATCAAACCAAGCGGGGCTGCGCTCCAATGGATGATGGTGATATTCTTGGCACATACAAAAAACATAAAAAAGCTTTAACAAAACCTGCTGCGATCGATCTTCTTTCTGAAGAGCCGAGAGTAGTTTCATTCGTCAACACCCTTGACTGGATGTGTGATAAGCTTCTTTACAAATTTAAGCCCAAGATTCCAAAATCTGTTGACTACGAGTACAGTCACAATGCCTGCTTCACAAACGGTCGAGCGAAAGGTGGACAAATCCAAGCTGTAACATCAGCTATGTCGATAATTTCACCGGTTGAGCGTCGATTCGAGACATTTTCGGAGAGTAAGTATATCAAACAAAATCAGGTGGATTTCGCTGCAAAGTTTTTCTTTGCTGAGATATTTCACTTCCAAAAACCCAAAAAGATATGCTCCTCTTCACTCGAACACGTTCTGACAAGTCTTGACCTGGCAGATATAATGTTTGACTTCATAATCGCGCCTGGTGAGGCGTTTTGTGGACATTACCAATTGTTCGCAGAACCCGATAGCCTGCAACGTGACTTACGTAAGAAATTTGAGCACGACCATTTTCACAAAGATAGTCGGGGCTTTCCTGAAATAGGACAGTTCAAGCTCAATGATCAGCGCGTAGGTTACGTGGATCGTGAGATCAAAATATATACCAAGAAAGCGGCAGAGAGGAAAACAGTTGAGTTCAAAACCTCAGACTCGTATACTCTGCTCCTTGGTACCGCTTCCATTTGTCACAATGATAGTGTCGTTGTGGCTCCCATTTTGGAACCGTTAAAAGTTCGCCTAGTTAGTAAAGGTGATCCACTCACTTATGCGGCAAGCATGCCGATGCAAAAGCAGATGCACAGTTATCTTAAGAAGATACCCCAGTTTCAATTAATTGGGCAACCTCTTGTAATAGATGACTTCCGTTACCTGTCCGAGCATGAATTCACTGAATACGTCTTCTCCGATCCACGACTGAAAAAGTCAAGTGGGGAGGGCATTCATGGATTTGAATGGTGGTGGGAATCCGCTGACTACTCCGCAGCAACCGATAATCTCAACATCGGAACAACCAAGATCATTTTTGAAAAGATGCTTGGTAAGCTGGACCCGAAGGTCGATGCTTGTGATGCCTTTAAATCGATTTGCCGACATGTGTTGTATGAGCAGAAACTCTCGTACCCTGTTGGTAAGACTGAAATGAAGCTTCATGGGCTGGAACCTGAGTACCAGCAGAACGGACAGCTGATGGGCAGTACCCTGTCTTTCCCCGTTCTTTGTGTTGCGAACTTTTGCGCCCTATGGATGGCAATGAATGAATACTGTAAGGCTCGGGACGCTGTCCCGTTCAAGCCTATAGTTGATATTCGTGATCCAGAAAAGAAATTGTATCGTCAAGGCTTTCAGAAGGTTTACAACCTCGGCCTAGATGACATCCCTTGCAAAGTCAATGGAGATGACCTACTTTTTCCGAATAATGCCATTCTTGATCCAATTTGGCGACGCCATTTGCAAATTTTTGGATTAACCCCCAGTGATGGGAAATGCCTCAAACACAGGAAGCTTGTAACCATAAATAGCCAGCAATGGAGATTTCTCCTTGGCAAAAATGGAAAGCTGTCTGAATGCGATTGGGCCTATACCCCCTATTTTTCTTCGGGACTCCTCATCGAGGGGTCTGCTTCGAAGGTTAAGAAGGGCGATAGTGTTCACCATTTGGCTGCAGCTTGGAACAAGCTTTCAGAGGGGTGTTTCTCACAGGTACACGCTTTTCATCGATTCCTTAAAATTCATAAGGAAGAAATCCGCCATGAGACAAAAGATGGATTGTTGAACTTATTTGCAAGTCCCCAAAACGGTGGTCTTGGTTTTAACGTTCCGATCCCCGTCGACGGTGAGAAGCCCTGGGAAACAAAGTACACAAGGTTGCAGCGAGCATTCGCCTTCAAACGAAACTTGTGCAATATTGGGAAGATGACCAACAAACCAGTAGTATGTGGAATCGCGATTAAGTTGGCAGACGCAACAGGGGAGGTATTTGACTACTCCTTTCCTAACTGCGACGCCAATGACCGTTCCAAACTTTTTGTTGGTTGTGAGATGATCGACGACGAACCTCGCTTTACTAGAGAGGATTGTATTCCCATCATCGATGATCCAGACTTGGTCACCACGAATTCATCATGGAAAAGGGCTGTCACTTTTGACAACCACATTGGTGGAGATCTTGAACCAGTCCGAGAATGGATTCGCCCAAGTTTGAAGGAGGTAAGAGGAATGATGAAAGCAAGAGATACATGGAGAGATTCCGAGTTGGCTTCAGTTTGTGACATGGGGAAAACGCTGTTTTATCAAGCAGTAATTCCCGTGGCTCAGATTGAGGCCTTGTGAGCGTTGGCCTTCGGCCAACTCTTACAAAATGCCTACTCGTAAATCACTCGCCAAAATCTCATTCAAAAAATCTTCCGTAAAAGCCCGCTCCCAATCATCAAAGACTCGACGCAACCGTATCCGGCGTCAACGTCTCCGCGATCGCAAAAGAGGTACAAATTGGACAAATGGCAGCATGCCTCCTCCGCTGAGGAAAGGTGCTGCTATGCTCCCTTCAGGCGCACAGGTCTCATCAGTGGCCGACCGCATTGAAAAAGGCGTTCCAGGAATCTGGAAGGGTATCCGTACTCTCTTCAATTTCAAAAACGAAGCTCCGCAGGAAATCATATCCGCGGTACCAGCTGCCATGCAGACTGTTGTTTGCAACCAGAACTTTGATGTTCCTGAGGTTCCCGTCATGCACCCAACCCTGGGTGTACAAGGGATCCGTCTTCAGGGATCTCAATTCCTCTGTGGTCTTCAACAGCCCACTCCCGGCACGATTGTACCAGGTTACACCGGCGATAACCAGCCTATCACGGGGGCGTTTAACTTCCCCTCGCAGGCTATTTACGCTGACTCCTCCCTCGGCCAGACCGGGGTAGCTTCCATCGGTATCAACCCGTGGACCATGGGGGGCCGTATTGCATTCAAATCCTTCAACTACCAGAGGTACCGCTACAACAGTGTTCGACTTCGTCTTGTTTCAACGACAAACGTTTCAGCTGTTGGCTCGCTTGCCATTGGTTATTACAAGGATTATGCGAACGGCTCCGTCGCCATGAACCGCAGCAGTGTCGACTTTCGACGTGTGGCTGACTTAGTGCCCTCAATTGCAACTCCCAACAACATAGCTCAGGCTGAAATAACCATGAACTATCAAGGAAATGAGTTGTACTATTTGGGTACTGACAACACCAACGGACGTCCGCTGCAAAATACCGACCCCGCGTCAATCACGTGGGGTGACGCCCAAAACCGACAGGAACAACAGGGTATCTTTGTTGTCGCCTCAGACTCTACTTCAACGCTTCCTACACCCATACCGCTCTTCAATGTCTACTTTGAGTATGACATAGAGTTATATGATCCTCGTCCTGAGGATGAAGGTGTGCCCTCGACTTCTGTTGAGACTGCGTTGGTACGGGACGTCCTGAGGTTCGTACGCGAGAAACCGCTCGTTATCGTTCCACCCCGAGTTATAGGGGGACATCTGCATGAGAAAGAACTAGCCGCAACGCTTGACCGCCTTATGATTGCTATGCAATCTACTCCGGCTCGAGCACCAAGTGTGTTATCCTCTGCAGCTGCATCTCCTGCTCTACCCGTTACTTCTGACCCACCACTCTCCCAAATGAGAGTATGCGACTTCCTTGACAAGTTTAAGGTACAGCTTGGTGGACCCTCCGAAGAAACGAAGGAGCAGGGGTAAATCCCGACCTACGACCCTTATTGTCGTTAAATGTTAGCGCTTTGATTAAGCGACAGTTTTGAGGAAATGCGGATTTGATCGCCCGTAAAGTACACGACGAAATCCGGAAGAGCTACCCGTAAGTAGCTCAACACCCCATACCTGGTGTAATCAAAACACCTCACCTTCATCACGGAACCAAGCGCCTCGCTTTGGGCTGGTGGTGGAGCGGCTGATATTAGCCGCAGTCTGTTCTCTCCGGAGGGTGGACTTGGGAAAGGGACTGAGTTGTAGTGGACCTATGTACTATATCCTACACTGACTGACATTGTGGACTCCTGAAATGGTTTCCTAGTCAGTCTAGTCTCGCGCCGAAAGCGGAGACGAAAATTGAGGGGTAAGATACTATACTGCAGCGATGTGTACGCACTGGAGCTCGGGGCTCCGTTTGTTTGACCCTTGAGAAAGGTTGGATAGATAGGACCCTTGGCTACACTACCCTGTACCATTCATTACCGGCTCACTTGCGAGTGAGACCGATGCCCTCGGATCAGAGGCCCCTTTTGGCGGGGGGCCATGCTTTGGGCTAGGACGTATTCCGGTGACTAGCTGTGTCACTGCCGACTCCGGTCGGGTTTTCAGAATAGGAAGAAAGTGGAAGATCATACTAAGTTATCAACCGTGTCGGCCAGGGGAAATTTGTATAGTTGAAAAGTACAAATTAACCTGCGCCTCCGAACGACCGATGGCTTGAAGCATGTCTGTCAGATGTCTCTTGTGTTCCTAGTTTGCCCCAAGTAGGGTCCTTCTATTCGAAGGATGGATCCTATGCGTGTGTTGCGGACTTACACATAGTCTCTTGCTTCAATCAATGATTGTATGATTGACCACCTTTAGC